CGGTAGAACCCTCTACCTACTGTTTGGGTTTTGAACCTAATGTCAGCAAAGGCATTGGTCTTTTTACCGAGGTAGGCCCAAAGTCCTGTCATGATGAAATAGTTACTTGAGGACACAGATGTCCCAGCAAACAGGGTTGACTGATCAGCTACTGACATTACGTTACCAATAGTACTCAGGTCGGTTGGAATACCTCCTGAGATTGCAGTATCTTCGTAGACATAGACAGCACCTAGTGTGGGTGATGGTCCTATTGAATTGGAGATACGGGTGACACGGCTAACTGGAGTTGTTAGTGTTACCTTAGCCTGACCATTGAGGGTAACTCCCTGGCTGGTAAAAGATAGATCAGTGCCACTTATGGTCATCCCTTCGATAACTATGGTCTGCGTAGTGTCTGAGGCGTTAGAGCTACTCACTGTAGTTATTGAGTTGGTGGTACTGTGTAGGGGATCAATGCCTAGATGGTTTATATCATTCTCGGCTGTCCCTAAGTTTTCAAACCTACCAAACTTATGGAGTGACTTCCTGCCAAGCACTACGTTATGACCATAGGTTCGCTGGATCTCCTCCTTAGCGAAGGATAGGTAGTTATCTATGTTATCCATTTCATATCCATAGCTAATTGTCCTCGTAGGATGTCAGTGGGAGATTCCATATTGGATTCCTTTTGTTATTAAGGAGCTGATAGTGTTCCATCTGCTGAAACAACTACTGTGCGTGTTCCTGTCCCAGCTAATGATGCTATTTTAAGATTGCCGCTGGCGTCGAGGGTCATGCCGACGGCGCTATTAGTAGCGAAACCAAGTATGTTAGTACCGCTATTTACCAGCCCGTTGCCAGCGGATACTGCAAAGCCCGGCAGCGAAGCACTGGACGATGTAGATGTCAGTTGTGTGGCTGATAGGGTGGAGCTAAAGGTGGCGGCACCTGAGACTGCTATGGATAACCGCTCAACGTCAGCGGTGCGAAACGAAAGTGGCAGGAACGCGCCCGTTGAGTTGTACGTTGAAGAAATCTGATTGGTTACACCGTCGCTGTAAATCATTACCTGCGAGTCATTAGCGGGTGCCACAAAAGCACCTCTGCCTAAAACTGTCAGATTCCGCGCAGCAAGAGCGGCTGTCCCGATTGCTACAGCCCCTGTGGTGGTCAGCGTAGTACCCGCAATCGACGCAGGGGTGGTGGCTCCGAGGGTGCCGTTGAGACCCCCTGGTGCTGATACGCTAGTGCCTAGGATAGTTGTAGCAACACCAGGTATACCTACATACCCGATGCCGCCTAGTGAGCTTAGTAAAGCCATTTGTTAGATACCTTGTTTAATGTTTCCTGCTAACTTATTAGCTAACTCGCTCTCTTTAGTTCTGGAGTCCCGCTCACGGGCCATAGCTCCCATTACCTGGGATTGGGCTGATGCGGCTGTTAGCTGTTGCTTCTCTAAGAGTTTCCCAGCCTCCACATCTCGCTTGGACTGAATCTCTTGGACCTTGACAGATATCTCAGCTTCCTTACTCTGGAGTGCAGAGAACTGCTGGTTAGCAGCCGTCTTATCCATGAGTTGTAGCCTGAGCATCTCTCTGGTGTGCGTTCGTTCATCTGCAATGGACTTAAGCTGGATATTGGCATTAGCTATCTGACCATCCATCTGGAGTCTGGCTTGTTCTAACTCGAACTTAGCTTCAATCTCCTGACCATGTTGCTCTACCTTAGATTGCTCCAATTGCATCTTCATCTGTTCCATCTGGACTGCTGGATCAACTGGTGGATTCTCTGCTTCAGCCTGTTGCCTCTTATCAGTCTCTTCCTTAGTCTCTACCATGGTGCCACTAGGGAACTGCATACCAGACTCAATGCGCCGCAGTATGTTCTCAGCCTTAGCACCTGGGAGTTGACCATTGCCGGTAGCCTGAAGGAACATCAAGAGGTTCTGAGTGTTGACCTCTCGCTGCATCAATACGCTGCTACCTCTAGGCTCAATGGTCATAGCCCCTTTGATATCATCATCCTTCTCATACTTCATGAACCAATCGTATAGGTTAGTCAGTGCTGATTTGGTGATGTCATCATCGAAGTCACGTACTTGGCGTCTACGGGATACTGAAGCGTTGTTCTGGTATATCTGAGTAGCACCTAATGTCAGTGGTGCGTTATCAGTACCAGCCTGAGTCTTCTCTACCCGAGTGACACCAGAGGTCTTGTAAGCATCCTCCTCAGCCTTATCCAAGATGGCGAAGAACTGATCAAGGTGGATAGGGATGTCGAATACTTCAAAGGGCTTAGCATTAGATCCATCAGGTAGGTTGAAGGTGTCACCCATGTACTCCCAGACCTTACCACCACGTATGGTGAAGTCATTCTGGTCACCACTGGCTGGCCTTAGCTTGTTCTTCAGCATCACTATCTGTGGCACTGCAGATACACCACCATGGTCCAGAATCATCCTCCAGACAGCGTTATAGATTAACTGGCTGTTCTCGGAGAGGATGGGGATGCCCTTACCAAAGATGCTAGTGGGGTTATCATCCCAGCACCATACATGGAAGGGGAGCCTACGCTGCTGAGGTGCTACGAATGCCTTTAAGGTGATGCCAGCACAATGAATGATGCAGGCCAGGACAGTCTTGTTCTCAGCGAGTGATGCAGGTACTTTTACCCCTGCCTCAACCAAATCCTCAACTGGGAAGTCACCCCAGGTCTCCCATAGCTCATAACGCTTAGCATACATCTCACCATCAACAGCCTTATCCTTGATATAGGCTCTCTCATGGTCAGACTCTGGGTTAGTTATCTCCTTAGGGGACTTCAGCAGCAATCTAGCCACTTGGTCAGGATAGTAACCACCATTTGCCATCGTTTGGATCTGCCTTGGGAGCAGCCAGCTACGTTCATTCACATAAGCGCAGTCCTGCACTCTCTCAGCCGACATATCGGGGAAGAAGTCGAGAACTGAGGTCTCACTGAAGGTAGGCTTGCGCCCTGAGTCAGCCTCAAGTGTCCATTTGCCCTTCGTATTGATCCACTTCTTGTCAGCATCAGGATCAACATAGGCTCCCTTGAGGATACCAGTGCCAGTTCGAGCTGAGGAGTCAATTAAGCTCCTACCAATCTTGCCAAACTGGATACGATCAAGGGTATTATCCATGAGGGCGAACATACGCTCTACCTTGGTCTCTAGAGAGGCTTTACGAGCCTCCCATGCCATGGTATTGGTTACAGGCTCACCGGTCTCTTGATCGACCACAGGAGCTCCTGAGGCGTCTAAGGCTGGCTCATCGCGTAACCTTAGGGGTGGCCGAGGTGGGCTGACTCCCAGGAGGCCATAATTGTCCTCATCAGTTGGGAATAGCATGTCACCAAGCTGTGAAGCACCATCATTGGTAATCTGACGGACGATATTCATGATTACCTTAGAGCCTGACTCCATGGAGGTTCTCGTACCCTCAAAGTCATCCATTAGGTCATTCATGGTATCAATGGAGGAGGCATTGTAGAGTCTGAAGGCTCTTTTCAGCTCCTCTGGGAGGTTGGTGGAGTTACGCATGATGACAGCCTCATCAACCATCTCCTGAGCATCCTCAGCAAGGTCGTTAAGGGCTGACAAGCGGTCTTGCTCTTCTTTAGTGAGCTTAGGGATGTCATCCTCGCCTTCCTCGGCCCACTCATCGTTATAGGTTGAGTCTGTCATTATGTTGTCTCAGTGTTAGATGTAGTTAGTGCTGTCTACGTTCTTAAGGGTTCTCACAACTGTCCTATTGACGAACTCAGTGTGCTTCTTGAGTGTGCCATAGTCAGGATGTGCAAATAGGGCTAGGTATTGGAGACCATCGTGTGGATGGGACTCAGCAGACTTACAGGGTACATCCCTGAACTTAGCCTTACCCATGACCTGCTTACGCTCGTACTCATAGCTCTGGTTAAAGCCTTTGATCAGGAGCTTACAATCCTTATCAATCTGGAAGAGGGGGAGCTGGGTATTGGTCTTGCCGGTGAGGAAGTGGCGTACAGCGTTGAGTCGTATCTCAATGTGGTTACTCTGGGCTGGCTTAGTGACGAACCAGTCGTGGAACACTCCGATCTTGTCATCATTGAGTACATGGAAGTAGTTCCTAGAGTCAGCCGATAGTCCATGACTGGATAGACCTGCTGGGTCACCAACTGAGATAATCTCCCAGGGCTCTTCACCAGGGTCAACATAGAAGGCTTGCTCCATCCATGGCCGTACATAGTCCTTAGCAAACTCCTTCAGACCAATGTTGTCAGCATAGAACTCCTTGATGATACGGAGCTGGCCGGTACGCATGACCTGACCTAAGATGCAGCTCTCGCCACCCTTACCCCAGTCCCATCCGAGCAGCACAGGGATACCCTTAACAGGTGCTAGACCTGTCTTAGCGATATGGTACTCATGGTCCCACTGACGCTTGTATACAGCCTTACCACTACTGGTAGTACCATACTCACCACAGAACAGCACTCGGACCTGCTCAGGGGTCATGGTGGTTACACGGTCAAGGTAGTAAGCCTGTGGTCCAGCTCCGAGGAACCTGAAGTTCTCTCCAAGTGGATTAAGGGCATAGCCACAGTCTGAATGATGGTCCTTGATAAGTGCTGGTGGCTGTCTGAAGAACTCCCAACCCTTAGGCTGAGTCTCCTCGATCTTAGCTACCCATCCATCATCTTCAGGTGGGTTCGTATCCATTATGAGGGATACCCTGGTGATGGGGTCATCAATGTCTACGGCACTGTTGGGAGGAGGGTATCGACCACAGCGACTAAGCACTGCTGGTACAATCTCACCATCCATAGCACCACACTCATTGATGAAGCCACCGGTCAGCTCTAGTGACTTAAGGTTCTCATAGTCATCAGGCTTGGCTACAGCCATGAAGATGAACTCAGCATTAAGGCGAGTGCCATCATGCATACGGTCAGTCCATCGTATCCTCATAGGTGCGCTATGGGTGTAGCGCCTAGTAGTCTTATTAGGCGTGAGCCATAGCTTGAATGAGGCGAAGGTGGTCTCCAGGAGCTGAGGGTAGGTCTCACGTACCACCACCCACTTACTGGTCCTCTCATTGTTCTTATCAGGCTTCTGCATCATAGCCATCTTCAATAGCTCGATAATCATCATGGTCGATTTACCTGACCCGACATTACCGAGGACTATCCTGATGTCTGCATTGGAGTTGTGAAAGTCTACCCCAGTAGCTGATGGATCATACTTGACTACTGATGTTGGAGCAGCCATCAGTGCGTAAGCCTATCTACTTCATCATCATCTGACTGCACAGCACCCAGCTCAATGCTGGTCCCTGGCTTGACGTATACTTCCTCCTGAACATTACCAAAGGAGAAGTTAATAGGAGCATTGGTATCCAGCACCTCCTGATCCCAGAGCATCATCTTGGAGAGCAGAGCTGTAGCCCTATGCTGTGCCATATTGTCCCACCCATAGCTACCATCATGGTTACGCGATAGGAAGGAATAGGCTGCATGGAACCTGGGCTCAACATCCTTGAATGGCTTAGGGAATAGAGCTGGCTTCTTAACCGTTACCCCATTACCAGCCATATACTCCTCAGCCCAATCACAGACATCGTATGGTGTAGCTAGTGATTGGTAGAGGAGGCGAGTACAGAGAGCAGTACGTGACCCATCTATCTGGGCCATCTGCTTCTCTATAAGCTCATCCATGGCTGCTACTATCTTGGGATTATGGACCAGCTTATGGATGGACTCTCGTCTATCGTAGACTATCTTGGTCTTGTATCCAGCTTGGTCATAAGCAACTTCTTTATCAAAGCACTGGCAGTATGCGAGAACGAATAACTTCTGCTTCTCCATGAGGCCATCGAATATTGGAGTATCGAATCGGTCAAGGAGTTTACTTGTTGCCTGCGGTTCAACTTTATCAGTCATATTGTTATTTCCAGAATACCGCTACTACATTAGCAACGACAGGTGAGAAGACAGAGACTACTGATGGAGTAGGTACTAGATGCACCTCCCTCTCAGCACCAGAGGACAGCGCAAAGTGGAGAGTGCTGTCACTAATGGCTGTAGCCGTAACGTCATAGTTATAGATCAGATCCTGGTCGCACCAGAGGCGCATGACCCTGGCACCACTGGGAATGGTTATGGACTCAGCAGTAGCTGCAGCCAGTAGCTTGTTAACCACTGTGGCTCCAGGTTCGCTATAAGCAGGCAAGGCTGTCCCCGTATCACTAAGGGGTAATGAAATGTCGTTCATAGGGTGTACCTATCGTGGAGTTAAGAAGTGGTTGAGTAGTGTTACTTTGGAGTCGGGGAGGGCGCTGGGGAAGATGATGTGGCGGGCTATACTGCCGGTGAGGGGGTTGTTGCT